GGCATCTGGATCCGGATTGTCCCCGCAGTGACATCACCATCGAATGCATCCCCGAGGTTGCTCCAAAAAAAAGCCCCGCTAGGAGCAGGGCAAAGTCCGCATGAGGCGGACAGGAGACAAGGAGAACGCATGTAAACATGCAGGGCTAGTATACCCCAGCAGGCTCACCGGGTGAGCTTGTGCGTTTAAACATATTAGGGAAAATACCTATCTGAAGTACCTGTTTTTTTTGTACACTTTCCTCGTTGGGAAAGCGGATACCGTGAGCCGGGGAAAACCCAGAGAAATGACGAGGGGGTTGCTTTACCGCCCGAGCGAACTAAAGACGGCGACCACGGCGTAGCGAGTACCAACATTTTTTAAAAAGCTATTGCACCCCGTATCATTTTGTGATACAGTGCGAACAGTTGTCGTAGCACACAACAGTTGAAAGCCGTTACACATGCGTTCTGGCCTCTGGGGATTCTCAGGGGGTGCTACCCGAACGCAGTTGTAACGGCTTTTTGCATTTGTGCTTCCGTACTCCGCACGATAGTAAGAGTTCAACCTGACTGCGCGGAAGAAAAGGGTACACGGTAAGCGTTAAGGCGCGGAGCAACTACTCCCAACAATCCGTGGTGCTGGTCTTATCTGCAAGCACAGGGGTCATACAGACATGCAGATGCCGAGAGGCGGTGAAACCATTCCCTTCCTTCTCCTTCAGTGGGGAAGGGGGGTCTTTGGGTGAAAATTAATAAGCCCTGCTTTAGCGGGGCAAAGGAGTTAAGGTTGATAGTCCACATGAGTCCTCCAGAGACTGCCATAGCTTTAATGTTGGCAGTCATGCGTAACACTACCGCTAGGCAAAACAGTGTCACTGATAAACAGATGGGTAAACAGGATCCTATTGAGATAGACAGGGATGGAATACTTGCAGAGATGGCATTTGGCAAGCAGTTCAACCTGTACCCTGATCTGTCTGTCTACCCGCGCAAAGGCGGGGCAGACCTCATCACACACAATAATTTGAAGGTTGATGTCAAGGCAACCCGATATAAGAATGGCAGACTGCTAATTCATGTTGACAAGTCTGTACAAGAGGTACATATTTATGCCCTTGCCGTTGTCGATGGCGATACCGTAGATCTTATTGGCTACATCAAATCGATTGATGCTATGCAAGAAAAAAATCTTAAAGACTTAGGGCATGGTGTAGGTTATGCCATAGATCAAAGTTCACTAACACCTTTTAAGGAGTAGCTATGCCACGCGATTACAAACAGGAATACAAGACACAGGTTCAACGCAATGAACACCCCGATAGGATGGAAAGACAAAAGGCCCGTAGGAAACTCGACGCAGAAGGTGTTGCCCGCAAAGGTAAAGACGTAGCCCATGTTAAGGCCTTGAGCAAGGGCGGTTCTAATTCTAACGGGGTCAAGCTTCAGGCCCCATCAAAGAACAGGAGCTTTAAACGCAAAGCTGACGGCAGCATGAAATGATCGAAGCCATGATAGAAAGGTCTGGCTTTGACCAGACCGGTAGGATTGCTTGCCCCTACTGTTCAAACGAGCGCAAGAAAACAAACTCAAAAGATATGACCCTGACACGCAAGCCTGACGGCGCGGTTGTGTATCACTGTCATCACTGTTCTGCAAGTGGATCAATACAACCCAAGGAGATAAAATTGTCAGCCGTCCCTGTCCTCAAAATAGAAAACCAAATCCTTCAGCCCTTCCACTACGACTACCTTCTGTCGCGGGGCATATCTAAACCAACCGCAGACCGCATGCGGTTATTCGGCGCAGATAAATTCTTTCCCAAGCTTGACCGCCATTCCGATGCCATAGCATTTCCTTATTACCGCAACGGTGCATTGGTTGCTGTTAAATATCGAAGTTTCCCCGATAAATCGTTTACACAAGACGCAGGCGGAGCGCATGATTTCTTTGGCCTCGACCAGCTTGAGAAGGGTAAGCCCATCATCATCGTAGAAGGTGAGATAGATTGCCTTACATTGATGGAAGCAGGAATAGAGAACGTGGTGTCAGTGCCGAGCGGCGCACCCCTCAAAGTTGCAGACGGCAAGGTTCTACCCAGTGAAGACAAGAAGTTCAGCTTTGTATGGAACGCAGTGGAGTATTTAGACGCAGCTCCCTATGTCATCCTAGCCACAGACCAAGACACCGCAGGGCAAGCGCTGGCAGAAGAGTTAGCCCGAAGGATTGGCAAAGAGAAGTGCAGACTGGCAAAGTTCAATGCCAAAGATCTGAATGAAATATTTCTCAACGACCCCTCAACGCATGACCCCGCAACGCAGATAAGGGAGATACTGGAAGCAGCAGTGCCGTACCCGATTGCAGGCTTGTCCGAGGCAACGACCTACAAGGATCGTTTAAACGACCTATACGCACGCGGTACGGGGAAAGGATTCAGCACGGGGTATAAGTCCATCGATGACATTTACACGGTGGCCCCTGCCCAACTGACAGTGGTCACTGGCTACCCATCATCCGGTAAATCTAACTTCGTAGATCAGATCGCAGTCAACCTAGCCAAAAATGATGACTGGAAGTTTGCCATCTGTTCTTTTGAGAATCAGCCTGAGATCCACATCACCCGACTGATGGAGATCTACACCAAAAAACGGTTCTTCGATGGTAAAAACAGGATGACTGATCAGGAAAAAGAAGCAGCGTTTAAATGGGTCAATGAGCATTTCCTATTCATCGACACCAACGGGGATGAACCATCGACCCTTGAGTCGATCCTGACCCGCGCCAAGGTGGCTATAAAGCGCATGGGAGTGCGGGGATTGGTGATCGACCCATACAACTTCATAGACCTGACCCGCAACTCAACTGAGACTGAGGCCATAAGCGACATGCTTACCAAGGTGCAGCGGTTTGTCAAAGCCCATGACCTGCATTGTTGGTTTGTTGCTCACCCCGCCAAGGTCAACCGTACAGGCATGGAGCAACCTAGACCGGACGGCATGAGCATCAGCGGATCGATGGCATGGTGGGCCAAGACCGACTGCGGCATCACGATCCACAGGAAGGAAGGTTTTGTAGAGTTGGCGGTATGGAAGTGCCGTCACCGTTGGGTTGGCACTCAGGGGGAAACAACCCTGCTGTACAACCAAACATCCGGAACCTACAGTGAAAACCTAGATATGTTTTAGCGTTTAAACATCAAATCTTTAACCGGGGTTGATCACCGGGGTATCAGGGGTATCAGACGTTTAAACAGATAAAGGGGCCGAAGCCCCTTTATTATTTTGCATCCCTGTTATGTTTCGATCTCTTCCGGATAGGTTACCTCCAACGGGAACCGCATAGGGGATTCCTCCACTGAGTGGCAGTTATAGGCAGGGATAACCCTACCATTACCGCCGTTCCAATCTGCCAGCGCGTCCAGCACATAGCTTTGCGCCTCTGCCTCCGACTGGTGGTGGACATACACCGTCACCTTGACGGCATACACATTGACCGCGCCAGCTATTTTTTGTTTCATAGTTAACTTTGCCATATTTATCCTTTTGCGTTAAAAATTGCTCTAAAAAAACTGTCATGCCGACCTAGCCTGTATGGCTGGCCCGACTGCATCCTCGCTATCTGCCAGCCCTTGTCCCAATAGATGTACTTTCCCCGCGCTGGCGGTGAGTTGACCAACTCGACCAGCAGGGGGCATTGGGGGGCAGCAGACCGCGCATAGGGGCAATCTACTACCCTAACCTTGGTAAACATACTTGCGTATGCTTATCAGGGTATTGAGATGGTCAGGCTCTAAATAGGTTATCGACTCTAGTAATTCCATCAGTGCAGGTGAGGCTGCACACATTCGTGCGTTTAAACGCTGATCAGCAGTGGGCAGATTTTTATTGGTGCAGTCCGCTATTTGTGTTTCCCCAAGCGCGGTATGCGTCCAAACTCTAGTGTGGGTTGAATACCAGTCAGACATAAGCGCTCCAATCGATTACAACGCACAAACAGATCAGGCAGACCGCCAGCCATCCCAAAGCTTCTGAGCTACTGGTTTCATTCTGCATGATGA